AGTTCCAATGGTTAAGTCGTCATTTTGAGTTCCAATACTCCCTACACTTGCACCTTGCTTTGCAAAATACAAAATGTCGCCATCAGAGGTGCTGGTACGATTAAAGTTGGCAACCGTACCATTAACCTTCATATCAATTTTTCCAGCACTTGTTACAGCAAATCCACCGCCTGATGTATCGTTAAAGTGAGAACCGTCATAGCTAGTCGTACCCACCAGCAAGTTGCCGCTGCTGTCGATACGCATACGTTCTGTGGTTGCACCATTGGTTACAAAAATTATTGGTTTGGCTGATGTTGTTCCAAAGTAAAAGTTTGCAGAAGAACCGGGAGTTGATGTTAAGTAAGCATTTGACCCCACTGCGCTTCCTGTTATTTGTAAACCCGCATCATTTCCATAAAGAGTAAGTTGGCGATTGGATGTAGGCGAACTCGTCCCAATGCCAACATTGCCGCTGCTGTCGATGCGCATGCGACTCGCAGTAGTTCCGGCAATTCGTGTTTGAAAATCAATCGACCCTGTTCCGTTACCACCCGCGTGTTGGCTAACTGCAATATTCGCCAAATCTCTATTCGACCCGGCTGCATCTCTACCGGCAAAATAAATTCTTGATGTAACAGAGTCTGCTGAATAAGCACTATTATCTTCAATAGTAATTGTGGCGGTGTCTCCAGTTAATTGAAGCAAAGTGTCAGGCGAGGATTCTCCAATCCCTACGTTCCCGCTGCTGTCGATGCGCATAGCTTCTGAGCCATTTGTGTCAAATTCCATAAAATTGTTGGAGTGGTTGTAGACAATTCGGCCAGCCATCCCAGCGTTGTCGTGAAAATTAAGTCCAGAATTGTAACCTGTAAAAGCCTCAATGATTACATCTGCGTGTGCGCTAGTTTGACCCTTGATGTGCAAGTCTTCAGATGGCGAAGTCGTCCCCAGCCCTAATCGCTGTGTCGAAGCATCCCAGAAGAAACCTTGCGTCACGCCTGTGTCATTGTAGAAGGAGATGTCGCCGTTGAGCGCAAAAAAAGCACGAGTAACATCTGCTGCTGCATCTTTACTTTGTATTTGCAGCCCACCAGTTGAAACATTATCTCTACTTATATTCCAGTTATATGCACTAGAAGCACCAACTCTAAGCTGGCTTGTTCCTGAAGCTTGATAAAACCCAGCATTATCGCTGGTCACAGTACCTGTAACATCTACACCAGTGCTAGTTATTTCTAGCTTATCAGCACCGGCAAGTTGCATCTTAAAGTTACCAGCACCAACATCATCAAGAATACTGTTGCTACCGTCATGGTATATTTCTAGGCTTGGTGATGTACCAAAGATAGCCTTACTGTTATTAGTAAAACTCATATCACCAGTTGAAACAAAAGATGTTCCTGTGATAGAACCAGTAACATTTATATTACCAGTTCCAATAACGTTACTAGTGTTAAGATCTAGGTTTCCACCGAGTTGAGGTGTTGTATCCTCTGAAAGATTTGCAATTGCATTTGCAGCAATAGTATCTAGTTTAGTACCATCAGTTGCTACATCACGACCATCTACGGTTCCACCAACCGTAATGTTACCTGCTACATCAAGGGTTGTTGCTGTGTTAAAGGTTACAACCTCAACACCTTTGCCAATATATGACATATTAAACCTCCCTTATGTGATTTCTAGAAGTGACGCAATAGCATCTGCTGAAGATAAAACATTACTAGTTACCTTCAGGGTATCTCCTGGTTCCATTACTACTTTTTGTTCTCCACCAACTACAACAAGGCTACTGCCTACGGGAATTGGTGCATCTTTAATAATATAAACGCTATCTTCAGCGCCGCTTGTTCTTGTACTAGCGTCTAGCTCTACATCAATAACAATCTGACTAGCTACAATATTAGCTACTGTAAGTCCAATAATTGTTGTTTGTGTAGAAGCCGGACAAGTGTAAAGCGTAGCAGCAGAAGTTCCAATAGCGGTATCTGTTTTACTTTTAAAACTATTAGCCATAGTTATCTCCTATTATCCTAGTGCAATAGCCATAGCTACCGCTGCATTGTTTGCTTCTGTTACTGCAAAGGCAGTTGTTGAAATACTAGTGTTATTAGTTCCGCTTGTTTGTGTAGTGCCTGTTACAGTACTTGCAAGTACACCATCAATACTTGTTGCTGAAATAGGTCCAGTGAAAGTAGCACCAGTAAGCAATGCAAAACCACCACCTGAAACATAAGCTGCAACCCAAGCACTACCTGTGTAAACTTTCATTACATCATCAGTTGTATTATAATATAACATACCTGACTGTAGTGGATCACCATCATTATCAGTAGTAGGATCTGCTGCTTTAGCACCTAAGTACTTATCGTCAAAGTTATCAAAGGCTGCTAAGGCTTGATCTCTTGCTGCCTCTGCTGCTGTCTGCGCACTACTTGCTGAAGTAGCTGAACTAGCTGCGTTTGTTTCACTTGTAGCCGCATTAGTCTCTGAAGTTGCTGCGTTAGTCTCGCTAGTCGCTGCATTAGTTTCAGAAACAAGAGCTGCCGCTGCGGATGCTGCAGCATTAGTCTCGCTAGTAGCCGCATTAGTTTCACTAGTAGCCGCATTGTTTTCTGAGGTAAGCGCTGCTGCTGCTGAAGCTGCTGCATTTATTTCAGAGGTACTTGCGTTTCCCGCTGAAGTAGCCGCATTAGTAGCACTCCCTGCTGCTTGTGTAGCACTTAAGGCTGCTGCAGTTTCACTAGAGGCTGCATTAGTTGCACTAGTTGAAGCTTTTGCAGCATAGTGTAATGCTGAAAATTCAGTTCCATCAACAGTAACATCTTCTGCTTTTGTTGCCCAATCTTTTGCTGGACCTCTATTAGCAGTGTTTGTGACTCCAGTACCACCAATTGCCCAAGCTTTAGACGAGTAGTCTGTACTTTCAACAATTCCATTTGTTTTAACTGCCCAGTCTTCTGCGTTTGTTTCGCTAGTAGCTGCGTTAGTTTCACTTGTAGCTGCGTTAGTGGCGCTTGTAGTAGCACTGTTTTTAGAGGCAAGTGCAGAAGAAGCGCTAGATGATGCTGATGTAGCACTAGTTGAAGCAGAAGAAGCACTAGTTGCCGCTGCAGTTGCACTAGTTGCAGCGTTTGACTCACTAGTTGCAGCATTAGTTGCTGCTGTTTGTGCATCAGTTACAAAGTCTGCAATAGCTGTTTCAAGGCTAGTAATAGCTGTGTTTTGTGAACTATTAAATAAACCTCCTGCAGATGCATCGCCAGTAGCGCCTACAACATCTACGGTATCTGGTTGTGCCGGTGTTGTCATTAGATTAACCCTCCTGCACTATAGCTTACTTGTAGGTTGCCACCCGAAGCATTTCGTTTATTGTCTTCATCATTAAGCTCATTAACTTCACTTACAAACATAGCCATATACTTTTGAGCTTGTTCATCATCCTGAAGGTATGCAAATACTTCTGCAAGTGAACCCATAAGTAATACTCTTTCGTTATCGTCACGAAGCCAGTTATAGACTAATGTTCCTACATAATAGGCACTTGATACAAGTCCAGCAGGATCTGCAGCTTGTGCCAAGGCAGATGTTTTATAAGCAACACCACTAACATTACTATTGAAGAAAAGTTGTACCGCACCAGGATCTCCTGCGCTAGCAGATACTAAAAGATTTGCTGCAAAGTTAGCTGGCGTAACACTATAGGTTGCATTAAGCGCTGGTAATCTCCGATAGTAATGAATCTTTACTTCAGTAGGAGATCCAATAGAAGTGTTTTGTTGAAATCCAGGAGAAAGAATTAAGTTATTACCTTCCCTAGACCAGTAAGCATTATAGTTATATTTGTTAGCAGTCCAATCATTAAATGTTCTTAAGTCTGTTTTTTCATTAAAAACACGAGTTGCTTGATCAGCAGCATCTACTTCAATAATTGAAATAAACTCAATTAAATCCGAAGGTAATACTAACTCTGTTTTACTATCAACAAGATTATTTCCTGCTGTAGTAGCAGCAATTAATGCTGTTGCGTTATACGAAATAGTTGCTTCTAATGCGCTAACTCTTAGCGTTCGATAAGCTTTATCTGCTGCATAACGTAAACAATCTTGTATGATTGCGTCAGATAGGACTGCGGAATCTTTATTTGACCAGTTGCGAACTAGCGCAACAAAGTCTGTATAGGTTCTCGCCATTTAATTCTCCTAATTAAGTATTGATTACCAAATCGGAGTATTCTGTAACTAAGATAGTTTTAAGCTTTTTAAGGTTATTAGGATCTTTCATAAAGGCAGGATCATGTAGATCTAGCTTATGGTCTTCGAGAATCTTAATTGCTACAATGTCAGGGATAGTTGCCATCTTACGGTATCCATTATTACTTTTACCATAATACGCTTCTTTATCTCGCTGAAGCTTTGCTGCTTCCTTATACTTTGAAATATCTTGTACTGCTTGCCAATCTCCACTCTGAAGATCAAAACCAGCTTGAATACCTTCTTTGGCTCCTACAGTCGAGCTGTAGAATTTAAAGTCTGTTTCTTTACTCATGTCCTCTCCTACTTAATTAAGCGGCGGGTTCTGTATATGCTACAAAACGACCTGACTTTCCGATATAGCCTAACCGTGCTCCTGTCGGGGCTGCAGCTGGTGCTGCGCCAACGGCAACAGTAGGTGAACCAACGGTTAGGTGTGTTAACTGATATCCACCAGTTGAAACAGTAGCTGTACGCCACACACATGTTTCTGCGGGGTAAGTATTCCCGTTTGCTGTTTGAATAACTAGCATTTTACTGTACTCCTATTTGTTTATATTAGCGACCTTTAAAAACAGTACCACCAGCAGATTTATACTGAGGATCCATCTTCATGCCTTTATTAGATTCCTTATTTAAGCATTTACCCATTGCCATGCATTTCTTAGGTGTTGGACACCCTGGACATGTTTTCATTTTTACCTCTATCGACAGTTATAAATTTTACCACCTGCCTTTTTATAAACAACATCTTCCTTAAGACCAGTAGTTTTTTCAGTGTTCATTGGATGATTAGGTCGAGCATTTTTTGGTGGCTTAGATTTAGGTAGTGGACCTTTATACTTTTTTTCTTGGTCAAGCATTTTAATTTTTATTGGCATTAGTCTCTCCCTGTGTATACTTTACCGCCGCCGGAATAGTATTTAGACATTTTAATTTTGCCACCACCAGATTTATAAGTTTGAAAATCTTCATACATTGGCTTTTCATATGGTATATCTTTAGGTTTTTTAGTATTAATTGGATTTTTATCTTTTTTCTTAGCCATCAGTCTCTCCTATAGTAAAAAGAGGGGAAGCCCGAAAGCCTCCCCTCAATAAAACCTACTCTAGGCCGTAGATAGCACCACAACCCAATGGGTTACGGACTTCCAAGGTTGATTCTTCAACCATCATGCCTTTAGTTGAGTCGCCCTGCTGTCCTACGTCAACTTCTGCAAGAGGACGCAGAGTTGCAATAGCAAACCACATTGGATCATAGATCAATGCAGAGAAGTTAGCAAGGTTAGTAACACCAGCGCCTGAGTGAGCAACGTTGTTGTCACCAGTAAACGCAAAGTTGTTTGTGAGACCCATAACGTAGTTAGGAACTACCATCAGATCACCGAAGTCTGACATATAGATGTCAACTGACTGACGCAGTTTGCCTGAGTCGTCAATGTTACGCTGTACGCCTGTATCGCCAACCATTAGGTCAGAGAAGTCACGGCGAAGCTTTGGTGACAGCATGATCTTTGAGGCTTTGCCGCCTTGCTCATAGATCTTCTGCATGACTGAGTCAATGTTAGTCAAAGCAATTGGGTCACGATCGGGTGCAGTTGTTGAACCAGCAATGGTTGAACGAGCAATAGCTGTACCATCTGCATCTGTACCAGCACCAGTTGTTGCTGCTGAAGGAGCCTGGAATTCACCAACGTAGTCAACTGTTGAAGCTGAGTTGATGAAAGCCTGATAACCACCAGCTGAACGAGCGTTAGCGTTTTGTGTACCTACAGCGTTTGAAGTGTTCATTGAGTGAATCATATCAAACTCAACGTCACGGCGTAGTTCTGTACCACGCTTCTTCAACTGATAAGCATACTCATCAGCTACACCGGCCTGATCTACTGCACGGCGTGTGCCTGATACAGCAATTGTCTTACCGTTGATCTGAGTGTAGTTACCCAGACGAGTGCGATATGGACCTGAGATAGCAAACTTGTCGCCAGTTGCAGGTGTTGCACCTGTACCGCCTGAGCCTGTTGCGTCTGGTGCAATCCAGTCTGTACCTTCGCCGATGCGAGAGTTGCCTGGTGCTTCCAGCTGGTCTGTCTGCCACTCATGGTAGATAGCTGTTGCTTTTGCTTTGCCAATAGATGACATGAAAGGGGTTTCATCACGAGTAATCATTGTGATAAAGTTGGCAAGATCCTCACGCTGTGAGACGTCTTTGCCGGTTCCGCGAGCTGGTCCTGCTGGACCTCCGGTGCCGCGAACACCAAGATTATTAGCCATTATTCATATACCTCCGAGGTATTATAAGTTAAGTGAGCGTTGTGCTAAACTCCTAAGAAAATCTTGTTGTTCATCAGCTGAAGCATTACCACTTAAAGCCTTTTGCCGTAGCCGTTCAGCATTACTTGTTTCCTTCTGGGAACGAGTTTTAGCCTTACGGATAGGAGCCTTCTTAACAGTGGTAGTTTTACGTTTAGCTTGGCCTTTAGAAACACCTTGTTTTAAGCGTCGATAGTCATCAACAAATTTAACAATGATAGGATCTGCAATAGTATCTAATACTTCAGGTGCAATTCCTTCTTCAATAGCGAATTCACGAATTGCCATTGCAGTATCTTCATTAAAGTCAGGGATTAGAGTTGGAATTGTTTCATTGAAATAATTCAATTGCTCTGACCATTGTTGTTCTATCTTTACTTCTTCTTGTTTCTGAACTGTCTCTACTAGTGACTCACGTTTTTTGCGAGCTTCCCAGTATTGTTTTTGAGATTGCTCTCGCTTATCTTTCAGTTCATTAACTTCATAGGTGTCGCCATCAGCACGAGCTTGTTCAATAGCTGCTTCAATCTCATGATATTCCTTAGCGAGTTCTTGTTCTTGACTATAAAGCACAGCAGCAGAAGCCTGAGCCATGGAGTTAATCTCTTGGATTTTACTCTGGTACTCCTCTTCCATTACTTTTCGTGCTTCGCCAAGTTCACGACCCTTGTTAGAAAGATGTTGTTCAGTAGAATAACCTTTGATAAGGTCATTAAAGGTAACAGCTACTTCTTCCCCGTCAATTTTAACGAGTACAGCAGCATCCAAATCGAGGTCATCAGTAGTGTAGACATCAGCTTCTTGGGTAGACGTATCATCCGCATCTTCTGCTTCCACTTCATCTTCTTCAATTTCTTCTTCATCATCAACGTTATCGGCTTCGTCTGATTCTTCTGGGTCTTCGTCATCAGAGTCTTCCGCGTCTAACTGTGGTACTTGCTCATCGGGTAGAGATTCTTCATCACTGAGAAACTCAGTATTACGAAGAATGTCAGCCAGCATAGCCTCTTCAGTTCGACTTTCACCCGTTGCTACAGAGTCATCCAATTGGGTAGAGCCTGTTGTTGCATTGGTATCTTCCATTTCTAATTACCTCCCTTCTTAGTAACAGGTGTTACTACAGGTTTAGGTTGTTTAGAACTATAACGATCTTTAAGTGCGTGCATATAATAAAGTACTTCAGCATTAAGCTTAGCCTTTCCAGCACTTCGCATAGAGTCATACTCTAGTGTATCAATCATAGTTTCATAATTCTTAGTAAGTTGGGCGTAATCAATTATTCGCTTCGCCATTAGTGTCCTCCATCATATGCGGAATATTCTTCCCATACATTTCAAAGCCTATCATTTTCTCTTTAACACTTCCTAGTGCCATAGCAGAGCTATAAAGAAACTCACGGGACTTTGTTTCATGCGGCTCCGTCTTGAGCCATTCAATAAAGAGGTCGATTAGAACCTCACCGTATACTTCATCAAAGAATTCATCCCGTTCCTTGGCGGCGAAGTGACCCTTAACATGAGCCCTTCGCGCCAATTCTTCAGGATGAACCTTATGATTACCGTATGACTTATTATTACCTAGCTTCGTCTCAGCTGTTTTGCGGTATTTGTCCATCTTGTTGTGTCATTTCCTGTTGTTGTGGTTCTGGCTGTCCCATAATAATTTGACGGGCAAGCATAAGAACCTGATCATAGGAAGGGTGCTCCGGTAAAGTTGCACCCTCTTTAGTTGCTTTAATGGTCATATCTGCCCACTCTTGGAAGTGCTTATCAATAGACACTGCAAGTTGGCGAGCATTATCATCCATAGTATTTTTAGCTTGAGCATGAGTATAACTGACGTTAGCTTCTGCTAGTGCAGCATCAGCTTCTTTCTTACGTTGTTCAATGGCCTGATTAGCCTGAGCATCTTTACTCTGTTGTTCAATTGCCTGAGCTGCCTTTTGTACAAACTCTTCTTGAGTATAGTCTTCAAGGAAGTCATTACTATCGATTCCCATTGCTTCAATTAACTTAGTTGCTAGTACAGCAGGAGCCGTTGGTTTAATTACCATACCTGCACCCTGTTGATTTAGACCTGGTAGAATTTCTGCTCCTACCTTGCTAAGCTTATTAATAATAGTAGCGTTAGAGTTTTCACCAATGTCGAGAAGAATCTCTACGTCCATCTTTGAAGGTAACTCACTCATGTTAACAATCCCATATGCTCCATCTAGAGAATAGGGTTGCTTACCTTTCATATTAGCATACAGCGTTTCATAGATACCGCTAATAAGTCGCTTAAATCCAGTCTCCGCAAATCTACGCGCGATATGCTGGATCCTCTTTTGAGCAGCTGATTGTACAGCTGAAAGCTTCTGTTCAGAGTTACCCGATACATAAAGCGTATCGTTTAGACCCTGTGCAGCCTTTGACATACCTGTTGCTTGTTCTTTAATCATCTGTAGATGTTCAAGCAGTGGTACGGTACCTGTTGAAATAGTCTCTGGTGCTAGTGCTGCTACTGCGCCCTGTGGATTACCGTTAGTTGGAATAATCTGCTTAGGCTTCATGTTTTGTAGCGCACTGAAGTCTACTACGTTTGGATCAGCTAGCTTTGGAGAATAATTAGTTAGG